CGGAACCAGGGAGTCGATCGAGGTAGCAATCACGAACGAACTGAAGTTCGTGTAGTTGTTCCACTCGCCCAACTGCGCCGGAGATGACAACTGAGAAATGAGTTCCGGAGAACCCACAGTGCCGTCTGCGGACTGCGCCAAATCTGCTCCCAGCGTGTTATATTGGAAGAAGGTCCGGTTGATACCCATGTTCAAACCCTGGACTCTACGTTCCGCCGCTGTTACGAATGCATCTGTTTCACCCTTCAGGTTCGGGATCAATTCTTTATCGAATATGATCGCCTGAGCGGTTAATACGTTTCCGACGTTCTGTGCTGCTGGTGAAGGACCGGACATAAATCTTTACCTCTAGCTCGGGGTTTCAAGACTTGAAGAACGGATGAAGAGTGACTTAGAGCTTAATACCAAGCTTAATTAATTGTGCTCGGTAAACAGGATCTTTCGTCCACTTCTGGAATTGTTTTCTGTCCGCTTTATCAACGTCCTGCATTGTTAATCCGGTGGTTTTGGATGAACCTGCTGCCGGACGCCCCCCATGGAGCGATCCTGGTTCAAGGCCACTGGCCGGTATCTTCGGAGCTACCGCGGGAATATTGGCCGCGGGCGCTTGAGCAACCGGAGTTGGTGCAACCACCGTTGCCACGGGGGCAATCACTGGTGCCACAACTGTTGCGGGTGCAACCGGGGGATTAGCCGCCGGCGTCACCTGCTCAATTTTTTCAACAATTTTTTCAGCTACTGGCTCAGTCCGGGGTGTTATCACCGAGGGCTTTTCGGCCAGTTTCGATTCCACTTCCTGCATAGCTAATTCCATATTCGCTTTCGTCCACCGAAGTTTGTGACCATCGATGTACTCAACGATAAGCTTGGTGTTAGCTTCGCAGTTGTAATAGTCGTGCGTGTGGGCGTTTAAGAAAGCAATCATTTCGACTTGACGTTGCGCCTTCCATGTCGTCTCATTCGCTTGATTGATCGCTTTTTGGGTTTCCACAGAAGCAATCTTCTTAATTGATTCCAGTTTCTTAACCGGATCTTTCTCTGTATCCAAACTCTTTACCACTTCCAACAATTCAGCGTCGGTGGGTATCGGAATAGATGCGGGGGCTCTTTCTGCGGCCTCAATGGTCTTCTTATTCTTGAGGCGCTCGAATGCCGCGGCGGCCGACATATGGGCTGCCTGCATCTTGTCCATCATCTCTTCCGGCGAGTCTGCTTCGAGATGGGTGGGTTTGCCGACCGGATTTCCGCGGCCGTCGACTGCTTGGTATTCACGAATGATCTTTGTTTTAGGAGCTACAACCTTCGCGGCCTCAGCCTCAGCAGCGACGCGAAGCGTCTCGGCCTCTGCGGCCAAACGAACTGTTTCAGCTTCCGCGGCTACCCGCTCTGCTTCGATTCGAACTGTCTCCGCTTCCGCGGCGACGCGATCGGCTTCTGCTTGAGCATCTTGGGCAGCAACTTCCGGATCCACAACTTCAACAACGGTTTCAGGTATAACTCGCTGAAGATCAGTGGGCTGGAAAAGAATTTTGTTCACAATACTGCGGGGCTCTTTGAGCTCAAGCAACCGGTTCAAGTGATCCTGAGTCATCCCAGGAATGCTTTCTTTTGTGAGGCTGTGAGCCTTTACTTTATAAAGATCGATGACATGTCTCAGGTTCGCAGGATTCTGCATAACCTCGTCATACAGATCTTTCGGCAGATTCAAGACTGCCTCTACATCCATCTCAGCCAGTGCTGAGTCCAAGACCAGGGGTTCTAATCCCGGAATGGTTTGAACCAACTTAACAGCTTCAGCCATAAGTCTGGCTTCTTCTTGCTTGCTCATATCTGACATGTTATTGGTTTCCTTAGTATTGAATTGTGATTACTTCTTGCGCCGTGCGAGGGGATTACCGATCGCTGCGTCCGGGCTTACGGTGCCGGCGGGCCGAGGTTCTTCTGCGTCTGCTGCCTGTAATGCTGCTTCGTCTTTCGCTTTAAGGAGGGCTTCCGCCATTCTTACGTGCCACCCCATTGATTTCAGAAGGTTGTCTGAAAACTCACTCATCGCTCGGGCTTCCAGTTGCAAAGCCTTCAGCATCTCGTCGTACTTAGGATCCTTGGGACTAACCTTGATAACGTCGGCGACGGCCATACTGCAAGCCTCTTCCATCAGCTTCACCAAGATGGGGAAGCCAGGCATATAGGTCATGCTGGCCAAAGCTTCGCGTTCCTGTGGCTTTAGACTTCCGCCCAGTGCTCTCATTGTTGTCCTCGAGATCTATTGGATTGTTAAACCAGTTGATCGCCGAATCCCGTGTTGCCGGGCTGGCCTTCAACCTCTTGATTGGTCAATGCGTGTTCGGTAGTCTGGCGCAACACTTCCGCGCCGGCCTTACCCAACTGCTTTTGGTCTTCCATCTTTTCTTCTTGCTGGAAGGCTTGCAACTGAGACTGCTGTTGTGCGGCGATCTGTTTCTGCTGCATGGCTGCCGGAGTGTTCGCCTTGTACTCGGCGATTTCCTCGGGCGTCATGTCGACCACAAAATTCTGCGAGAACTTCCAGCCCGCGGCATCCGCGAAGGCCTGAAAGATCGCCCAAGCATCAAACTTCTTGTGGGAGCGACTCAAGCCATCTACGAACGTGGGGTTGTTAAATTCCTGAAGCATGAGAGGCAGGAACTGCGCCATTTCTTTCTTAGCGCCTAACTTCGCGCCGGCCAGAACCTCGTATTCCAACTTCGCTTCACGGAACTCAATGTGATCTACTTCGAAATCTTTTCCGATCTTATCGCCCAGCACTTGCCGTAGAACGGAGGCGGGCAGAAGATCGTTGTTCAGTTGATCCATCTCATACAGCCAGGGTTCAAATATCTGGCGAATGAAACGGCCGTCCGGGCCGTCGAGTCTCGAGGCGTTGGCTTGGATGACAGCCGCGGCGCCAGTGCCCGATCGCATTCCGGAGGTACGCGCACCAGACAGGGTGGAGCCCTGTCCGACCAACTCGTTGGCACCCGACGTGGCTGCCGCAGAAGACTGCGCTTGCTGAATGAACTGCCAAGCTTCACCTGGAACTTCGGGCATCTCGAGGAACTTGAACGCCTTGTCGACGTCTTCGTCTACGTCAATGATGGTGCCTTGTCCCCAACGTGTGGATTGGGTAAGAGCGTTGAAACCCTTTTTGCGAACAGCCGTGGGCTGCAAACCGTAGGCCAAAAGATCCATAGCCAGGTTCGTTACGCCCTGCTCGACCAATTGCTCTGCGCCGATCAGTGCACCCAATCCTTGACCGTAGAAGCAATCAGGGATGTTGCGCCAGTTGGCGGACAGGAACGGAAGCTTCCCGTAGGGGTTCGCTTCGTTGCGAATAAGAATGTTATGACCGTTACACGACAACACCACAATAACCCGCTCGCAATCCCAACGTTCCAGGATCTCGATCGGATTCTTCAGCGGATCTGCGGTGGTTTTATAATTGCGCGGGACTGCGTGCTGAATGTAGCCACGCATGCTCTCCGGCATCGTCATTGTAATGTTATCGGGGCCTGTTGCGTTTCCGCCTCTAACAAAAATCTTTTTCAGGACGTCTTCTTCCGGAATGGTGTAACCATCTATTCCGCGAAGACGACTAAGATCTCGGTACGTTGCGTAGTCGCGATAGACTACCCAGCCGGCGCGGCGAATATCACCGTAGCGACAGCCTGGATCGACCAACACGGTTCGGATATCGCAGTATCGAATCCACGGCCGAGATACCTGATGGTCTTCATAAACCGTCTCGAAAGAATCGGACTCGGGCGTGTGAACTGTTTTTGACAGACCGCCCGGAAGATCCAACGTTTCGGGCTGAGCCTTACGCTTACGCTTCTTGATCTTCTCGTTATAATGGGTGTACCCCCACTTCATGATGCAGGTACCCAACAACGCCATTTGGTCCAAGGAGCGCTCGGCTTCCTCTTCGAACTTCATGTCCCAAAGTTGTTCGGAGAACAGGGCCGTTTTTGCGCGGACGATATCTACCGAGGTGCCCGGGAACGGACGAAGCAGGAAACACGGATCTTCGTAGAAGATTCCGCCCATCAATTTAGGAACGATCGACGAGATGTGATTCGAAACCAGGAACTTGGGAACGTTCGACTGCCCTTGCTGGGCGCCGTCGAAAGCCGAAGTGGCCTGGGGTGACTGATACAGGGTGTCAGAAAGGGTCCAACCAGAAGCCCACTGTAGGATGTTGATGTAATTGTCCGCGGTTTCCGTATCGTCTAGGACTAATTTAACGGCGTCCTTATCGTCGAACTGATAAGTATCCGTCTCTTCGTCCTTCTTTAACGACTCTTCGGTGATTTCCGCAGATGGGTCAACATACAGTTTCTCTAATTTCTGCTCCGTGGAATTAGAAGCCAGCGGGCTGTCGATCTTTTCTGGCTCCATTATTGGTTTTTCCTCTTGAGCTTATCCATCTCACGAAAGATGGGGTTGATGTATGGCGCCGGTGGCGGCGCGGTAGGACCGGGATTAATAAACACCGTAGTGTCTTTTCCAAAGATATGAATGCTAAGTTCGGCGTTCTGCTTTCTCAGCAGCGCTTCTTCAGCGAGCATCTTTTCCGCGTCCGACTGAACGCCTTGTATATACGGTAGGACCTTCAGCACGAAACTCATGCTGTCGATCACATCGTCTTTACGGCCGCCCTTAGAACTCTTCCCGTGGATTCTGGGATCGCCGTTGTATGCACAAAGCTGTTCCGTAACTCTGTCGGACCAAGGGCCGATAATGAATCGCACCAAACCCAACCCGTGCAAAAGCTGCAAGTCACGCTGCCTGTTTTCTTTTGCGCCCCGTTCTGTCTTTGGCTCGAACCACTTAAGGGGGAGGTTGTGTACGTTGTGAAGTATGATCTGCCGATGAACTTCCTGAATAAATAGAACCGACTCTGCCGGGATCTTTTCTACGAGAACTCCGGCCGTGGGGTTCCACTTCGCCATAAACCGAGCTAGTTGAAGGGCTTTTTCTTTCTCTGCCCAATGGCCGTATATCGTTTCGCAGAACCAAACAAGAGGAAAATCGCCCTCTCTATTCTCCACCTTAACAGCGGTGTAGGACGTTTCGTCCGAGGTACGATTATCAGTTAGTGCCGTATCCCCAAAAATATATGTCTGCACTCTGTCGAATGGGGGGATGTGTGCTGAACTAAAAGAAGCCGCCTCGATGTTCTCTTTTGTCCAAGTGTTGTAATACCTGTTCTCAAATTGAGCGGCAGTAACGGCGGCCGGCTGGTTCAGTTGTTGGCAACGAAACCAGGTCCCATCTCCTACCATTGCTTTCTTTTTCAATACGGTAAAAAGACCGGGACCGTCGTCCATTAAAAGATCAACGTCTTCGGGTAAATAGTCTCTAAACTTCTTAGCGGCTACCTCAGAGGAACGGGGCGTCCAAGCTGCCTCAATCAAACAACCCAAATCGTCTTCTTCACCGCAATTCTTGGCGCGTAACAGTATCTCGCCGTACAAATCGGGAACTCTGGTGTCGGACTCGTTATCTCCGCGACCTTCGGGGTTGTCACCGAGATCACCGTCTGTATAGCGGGTTCCAACTGTGGTAGAAAAGCCGTAAGGGCGAATCAAGAGTTCGCGAACGGCGTCAAAGGTTTCGATTATCTTTAACCGCTGCTCCACTTCACGATAGTTCTTTTCGTCGCAGGCGTCGTCAAACAGAATGTAATCCGCGCGAACGCCGGCAGTAGAAGCCTGTACAGACGTCGCAGAGATAGTCGGGTTCGGTAAGTCCAGATGGGCCACCGGACACCGGTACTCACTAGCTTCCCCGGATCCCGCGGGTATGCAAAACTCTGGGAAGTAACATTGAAGATCTGTTGGGTTGTTGTAATCCTTCACTTCCAAATAACTGCGCAACTCCTTTACGCACCTATTCGCCATTTTAATCGTGGACGTACAAACAAGAACCACGACGTCCGGAAAATTAAGAACCATCTGAAGGATGTCTAATCTTGCGGTGGTGGACTTCCTCATGCCGCGAGGAAACAGTATCAGCCGCTCATGGATGGGGCTTTGATTTTTCAAGCACTCGTTCAGTTGGTCCTGAGTGTAGCCCGGCAAAAGAGCGTCGTTGTCTTTTTTAAGGAAAGCGCTGAAAAGTTTACCGTGGGCTTCTTTGTGCCAAGACCCTCTAAACTTTGCTAACTCCGGCAACTCTCTGCGGATCTCTCGGCGACGTTCAAGCCACCTATCAATATCAATCCCTTCCGCGCTGCCTTCGAGTTTCCGGCCAGCGACAAGAATGCGACGAATCTTATTAAGATCCTTGTTCTTGTCTTTGCCGAAAGTCTTCGACACCGTATCGGGATCTGCGTTCTTATCAAAACCGTGGAAGACGCAGAACAATTGCGTGGGAGTAAGAATCTCACCGGGTATGCTGCTCTTCTCGATGAAACTTTGTACGAACTTTTTCTTTTCTTTGCGTTCCTGATAATTCCTTGCACAGTTCTCTTTCTGTTTCTGTGGGTCTTTGTTAGGCATTACTATTCTTCTTTGCGCCGGGCTCTACGCCCATATTGGATTCATTGTCTTGCAATTGTTTACTGGGGTACTTCTACTGATCTGGGTTTGCTGCCTTGCCTTGTTCCAAACGCCACTTAATGCCGGCGGCGATGCCGTCGGAATCACCTTCGGGTTTCGATGCGGGTGCTGGTGCGGCGCCAGAATCAACTCGGGCCTTGTGTGCCATGGCGTACGGTGCGTGCTGAACCGGAGCACCGGACTGCTTGGATACACTCTTCTGAAAATCGTTTGCACTCTGTGCGGCTGCTTTC